GGTTGGTACTCACCTTTTCCACAATGCCTTGAATCTGTTTGCCGTCGTAGGTGTCAACTACAACCGAATCACCAGGCTTGATAGGCGTTGCGTAAAGTCTGACTTTTTGAATGTATCGCTCTTGCAAGTAATCAAAAAGGTCTTGCCCAATGGCGGCAACATTTCCAACTGTTATTAATGTGGAATTTCCAACAACAACGCGGTTGTTATCCGCGCCACTGCCAAGTGTAAATATTTTTGACCATCGTTTATCACGATAAAAACCCAATATTTTAAAATTGTATGTTCCTGCTACTGTACAAGTTAACTTCAAATAGCTTCTACGAAATAAAGAAAGCGAATCAGGTGTTACGGTTGCAGTTCTTGCTTTTCCTGCAATGTTTCCAAACCCGTACATAATATCTGGAGCAAAGTCAATAGTGTATTCTCCAACTTCAAGAGTGCCGTCAAAAACTACTTTCACATTTCTGTCATAGTCTCCAAGTGTTGCATTGTAAAGAGCTTCATCTAAACCATATTCTGAATAAAGTAAATCAAGGCTGGTTACAAGTGGCTTCAATTCAACGGATTGAGACATGCCTTTATTGACAGCGGTTAATTCATAATCCGGTGTTACGATGTCTGCGGATAATACAGATTTATTGATAATGATTTTGTTGGATCGGGAGCAAGTAGCGTATGCACCAAGGGCAAAACAAACTTGTTGTAGCGCGTGCCTGCAATCGCCAATAAACAATTTGCCAGATAAGGCAATGCCAATCAAATCACTATCTAATTCATATTCAAGACCTGCTGCGGTCATTATTTCATCAATTAAATCTTCTGAATCTATGTCTGGATAACTTACACTTGCAAAAAAACCACCAAGGTATGTATTTTTTTGCATGATGGAAATACCATCTTTTAGAGACATATTCATTTTGTTGGGCGTTGGACTTAACCACTTGTCTAAATAAAATCTGCCCATGTAATTGGTTACGCCGTCAATTTCTTCGTACATATCAGCGGGCTGATTTTCTTCTAGCCCTGCAAATATGCCAGTTGTGCTAACTACTGAAAATTCGCCGCTGGGTGAAAACAAAGAAACTTCGAGCGAGTTTGATTTTAACTCTGTAGAATACCGGCTAATTTCTTCCACGATTGACGCGGACTTAATCTCACTGCCACGGAATAAAATTTCATCAAATCCCATGTCTAATAATCGCAAATGTCGATATGGGCGATTGGTTGAATAAAAATACACGCGGATGTATTTTACATTGGCAATCGGTTTGGCGGGTAACTCTGCCCTGTATTCGTATGTGGTGGGGTTGTATGTTTGATCGTCAATCAGAACATCAGATGAGTTTCTATACTCTATCTTTAGTTCTGTGCAATAATCGCCTGAGATTTCCGAAAAAGAAAAGCGTACAAGTTGCTCGAATGTGTAGGTAGTGTCCAAAGTAATTGTCAGCAAAATAGGACTGCTAAAGTCACCGTTGGAATCACTAATAACGTCACTGACAAAACCTACCTTTGTAGATGAGGCAGGGATAAATTTATGCCGTCCATCAAGTAACCAACTGTCAGGCTCAAATGTGGCATACAGAAAATGTTTGTTTCCATCACCATTAACCAAGGTAGTTAAATCAGATGCAGAGTGTGTAGTTGTGGACGCAAAAGCACTACCATCTTTCATGGCAATGCTGTCACCATATCGCAATACAAACACTGGAGTTGTTTTAGTCATTGGTGTTATTCCATAAATAAAACGGCTCTAAGCTATCTGGCATTTTTTCTCTACTAGCATTGGACAAGGCGTAAATATCCGCGTAAAGTTCTGATTGCTCATCTGTAATCAATTGGTGAAATGTGCCTTGATATTCAATCACCCTGCCCATGATTAACCATGTGTATGGGGTAGGGGTTCCCTCGGAGTACATTTCTAGGACATAGTTACTGAGTGCCACTTCCCACTCACTGGTATGGCTTATCCAGCCGAGTTGCGCGTCCATTTGATGCCCGCGCTCGTGGTTGCATGATTCAGCGTCAGAACACCAATATAATCCTGTGATGGTGTTATATACGCCGCGCTGCCCACCAATGGGAATTGGCAAGAATATATATAAAAATGCCGTTGCCAATAGTGTGACAAAAACAATTTTACGAATACGTTTGCTCATGGTGTCCTTGTGGGTTCCTTGGCAATGAAGTTCACTCTTAGGTTTTTCCAAAACGTCTTTGCCGTGGTGTCTTTGCGGAGTTCATCTGCTACACCTGCAAAATACGCAGTAAAGGTCAACGGGGTTGCATCCAAATCCGGCACGGTGACAGTATGAAACTCTTCCGGCTCTGTGAGTTTTTCCCAAAGAGCGGCATACTCAGTAGTATCGTTTGTGCGTCCAAATTCCAAAGAATAGTTGAAATAAACGCCGATCAACTCACGATGCAAAATGCCGTCCTCTGTGCGCTCGGCAAATTTGTCCAAAAACTCTGCATTGCGCTTAATGCCAGTTACGGGAATATCAAATGTAATACTGTCAATCACAATGGTCATTAGATATTCGCTCCACTTTGAATGAACGACGGTCCAACGCGCTGATTTTCTTGGTCAATGTGCGGTTTTAAAGCGCGTACCAATTCGCCCATTGTGCCGCCAAATGTGATGTTGATATTTTGAGAGCCGCCGGCATTGCTGCCCAATTCTTCGCGGATAATTTGACGAATCAAATCCGCTGGGGCTTCGATGTTTGTACCGCTTTTTTGATCGCCCAGCATGGCTAAAAATTCGCTGTTCGGTGGGATGACGGCACCGGTTGCCAATCGCGGGATCTGTGGCGCTGATACCGTAGCAACCGCACTGAAGCCAGGTACAAGGCTGCCAACTGTGTTGAAGCTGCCAATCAAGCCATTGATACCATTGACCACGTTTTGAATCATGGTGTTGATGTACCCAATAATGGAATTGATCGCGCCTTTGACAAAGTTTTGAATACCCGTGAAGATGGATTCAAACTTGGACTTGACGGCATCCAATGCCGTGAAAAATCCCTGCTTGATTTTCTCGCCCATTTGGGAAATGTAAAAGCCAACAATGAAGCCGATTTGTTGAATGGTGTTTCCTAGGTTTTCCCAATTGGCTATTACCAAGATAATAAACGCAATGATTGCCGCAAAGCCTGCGGTAGTCAGCGCGGCAATGCCGGATGTGAACAATGCAACTGTGGCGAAAAATGCAAGAATGGAAATCAAGAGAATTCCAATGACCGTGACAAACTCACGGAATTTTTCAGGATTTTCTTTAATCCATGTTGCCAATTCACCAAGTTTGATTGCAAGCCAATCAAGGAATTCAATAATCTTCCCACCCGCCCATTCTGCCAACGGTTTTAGGAAGTTCTCAAAAAACTCTACCCACAATGGGGCAAGGGCTATCAATACCTCATTGAGTACACCCAACGCGCCTGCGAGCAAATCCAAAAACGCGGGCAATAGGTCGGTAATCACCCAGGTACCAAGCGGTACAAGAATATTTTCCCAAGCCCATTGCAAGCCCGCCCAGATGGTTTGACCCAAAGGCTTAAGCGATTCATAAAGCCGCCCTAATGCCTCTGTAAGCGGTTTGAAAAATTCGCCTGCCTTTGTTTTGAATTCTTCCAACTTAGCAAGCAATTCCGGCGATATAGGGTCAACAGCGGGCACGGATAACCCACCACCCGCACCACCACCACCGCCCGCGTCTGGGTCGTCTTTTTGAGTTTGCAACACATTGATTTGGTCAAATGCCGCCAATGCGCCTTTGGCTTCTTTTGCGCTTTTCTTGATTGCCTTGCCTGCCCCACCCGCAGCACTTGCTACACCGCCAAAGCCAGCTTTTACACCAAACAATGCGCCGATAATTTGAGTGACAATAGTAAATAACTGTGTCAGCCATTGCACAAAGGTAATCACGTATGGGATGAGTGGTGCAAGCGCGGTCAATAGTAGATTGACAAATGCACCTTTCAGCGCATCAAATGACGTAGATAATGTTTTTACACTCGCCCCAATAGATGAACCCATGATGTCAAATTGCCCAATCAGCGATTTGATGCCATTGATAATTGACCCGCCAATAAACACCGCCGCCATTGTTTTAGCAACTGCCATCACGGAAGATAGCACGCCCTTAAGAGAGGCACTAATTGATTTCGTGCCTTTGTTCATGCCGGACGTATTGATTTTGGTATCAATATTGATACTGCCGTCATACTGCATTGCGTTTTTCCTCTAATGCCTTGACCTTGCGCAAGAATTCATTTTCAAGTTCTTTTTCATCAAGTGTGCGTCTGTCAATGTCAGGTAGATCAATCATGTCGCCCATTTCACGTGCGGCGGCTCGCTCTTCTTTGCTTGCCTTGCCTGTTTTCAGACGCTTGCGGAGTGCGGTCAATTGGCAAAATGTTGTGTCTTGCCCGAGATCCATAAACAAAGCTAAAAACGTCCACCAATGAAGATTTGCAGTTGCCAAGTCAATTCCGTGTGTTTGTCGAAATGCGGCATAGATGAAATTTCCATCTTTTGCAAACGAATAAACACGCGGGTTTTCTTCATCGGTATTTGCGGCGCTATCTTTACCGCCGTTCAAAAACCAGTTGGCACGGTCAAGTGCGGCGCTTAGGTCATTAGGCACTACTGAGTACAAGTTACCCAACAAAATCAATTGCTTCTCTTGTGGCGTGAGTTCGTTATCTTCAAACGCCATGATGATTTTGAGACACGCCCGAAAGTCTGTATTGAGCCGGTACTCAGTAGTATTGATTTCAACCGTCTCAGGCGGGGCGTCTGTAAGGATGTTCATTTGCGCTTTGGATAGGTCTTATTGGTGTACTTTGCAACCTTATTGGCTCGGGCACTTTGCACAAACGGTTTGACACCATCGAAAAACTGAATAATAGTTTCAATGCTGAGAGTATCTTCAAAAACCTTTTGGGACGTGCCGACACCGAATAATTCATCAATTTGCCCACGGGCGAAAAGGCAGATTTCTTTCATCAATTCAATGCGCTCGCCAGTGTTCAAAGGTATGCCGTTTGCGTCGGCTTCCTGTTTTGATTCAACGACCTCGGCTTGTTTTCGATACTCAGTAAAGCGGGCTTGCAGCGTGCCAAGCATCTTATAAAACTTCTCGGCAAAAATCGCGTCATTGGGATTGAAGGCAATCACCCGCGATTCGTCGTTGTTGATTGCAAGCCGAATTACGCCAGTGTCAATATTCAGGGATTGGGTCATAAAACCTCATGCCCGTACCATTTCTGATACGGGCTTTGTGTGATTAGGCGAAGGAATTACCAGACACATCATACAAGCCAGTTGTGGGATCGCCACGGAAATGGA